GCTATCACAATTACAATTTAGTCCCGCACCTTTTATCCATAAGATGCGTAAGAACTTAAGAGATTTCAAACCAAAAGATTTCATACTATGTACAGGAGATCCAGCTATCATTGGATTATCTACTGCTATTGTAAGTGATATTACACAAGGTAGATTTAATTTATTGAAGTGGGACAGACAAGAAAGAAGATATTATCCATTAACATTTAATCTATATGACAAGGACACGGTAGAGAATATGTCAGATAAAAAACTAGACGATGTACACATGGCAATTCAGAATACATCAAGTCCGGGTGCTGCAGAGATTAAAACAATGGCAGGTCAAACAATAATGGATGAAAAACAGCTAAGATTTAAACAACGAATACTTAACCTAAAGGATAAAGATAAATGACAACTCTAACACTACAAGATCTTGAAAAAGATCAACAAGAACTAATAGAAAAAACAGATATTCAGCAACTATCTGGCTACTGTTTAGAACTCCAGGCTTTAGAAGATGATATAGCTTCTAAAGAAGAGGAGCTAAAGAAACAAAAAGAACAAGCAGATAAGATTGCATCAGAGATTATACCTACTCTGCTCGCGGAGCAGGGGTTAAGATCTTTGAAACTAGCTGATGGCAGCGCTGTAGAGGTTGGAAAATCTTACAGCTGTACGGTTAAAAAAGATAACCTAGCATCAGCTTACCAATGGCTTCGAGATAACGGACTAGGAGACATCATTAAAAATGAAGTCTTCGTTACGTTCGGCAAAGGCGAAGATAACAAGGCGGAGCAGTTGCTTAACCTTGCAGTGCAAGAAGGGTTTGAACCTCAACAAAAATCAAAAGTTGAGCCGATGACTTTGAAGGCACTCTATAGGGAGCGTATCGAGGCCGGCCTCGATATGCCCCCGGATTCTTTTCATTTATTTATAAAGGATCAAACAAAAATAAGCCGGAAATCATGAACCAAGGAGAATGAAACATGAACCAAGTAACTAAAAAAGAAAATTCAGATGTAGCTCTAGCGAGTATGTTTGAAGAAGACAAGGCTGGTGGTATGCAGGGAATGAGTAGCGAAGATTTTGCTATGCCTTTCTTACGTGTACTAGGACAGCTATCCCCCGAAACAAACAAACGTGATGCCAAATATATACAACATGCAGAGCCAGGTATGATTTTTAATACCGTGACTAAGCAATTGTTTGATGGCGAGCAAGGTGTAAGAGTAATTCCTTGCGGTTATAAGCGAGAGTATGTTGAGTGGAGCGATAGAGGCGAGGGCACAAGTGCTCCTGTTGCTATCCATCCAGTTAGTAGTGGCATCATTAAAGAAGCTACTAGAGGATCTGACTGGAAAGATAGATTACCTAATGGTAACTATCTAGAAAACACTGCGTCTTATTTTGTGCTTTTAATGGATTGTCAAGGAGCCTTGATTTCCATGAAGTCGACACAATTGAAGGTGAGCCGCACATGGAATACGATGATGAACACTATCAAAATGCAAGGCAAAGATGGTCTGTTCACACCGGCTTCATACAGTCATATGTATAACTTAACTACAGTCCAACAATCAAATGATAAAGGTACGTGGTTTGGTTGGAACATAACTTTAGTTGGTCCCGTAACAGATAAAAATATGTACGAGACTGCAAAACAGTTTGCTTCTAGTGTAACTACGGGCACAGTGGAAGCGAAGCATGGAAAAGATAGTACTAATTCTAAAGAAGAAGTACCGTTTTAAACATGAGAAGAGCCTCGGATTAACTCCCCCGTGTCCGAGGTTCTTCATTATATTAAATAGGAGAAAGAAATGCAAAGAGTATCGATAAGTCAGGTGCAAAAATTTATGAGGGACATAGGAATCCCCCGTGGATTTGAACAAGGAACAGTTAATCGCAAAATTCGCAACGGCACATTTAATGTCCCATATATTAAGATAGGATTAGTTAAATATTTTAAAGAAGACGACATAATACAATGGTTAGAAGGACAGGATAAATATAATGATTAAAATATGTATAAAATGTGGAAGTGAGTTTTCTATATCAAAATGGCAAACAACAAAACAATATTGTAATGAATTATGCAAGCCAACATTTAGACCAAACTATGGAAAAGCTAGAGGAAGACCGAGGAAGAAAAAGTGAAGTTTAAGGAAATCTTTGAAGGAAATAATAGTGCTTATGGCATAATGAAACGGACTGGTGAGACCACCGATAAAGGTAAAGCAGTCGCTAAAGCTTTAGTCAAAAGAAAATCAATCACAGACAAACTATGGCAAGATCACCTAGAGGGTAAAGATCCTGCTCTTGGTGTTATCCCTATTAATGAAAAAAATGAATGTAGATGGGGGTGTATAGATGTTGATAAGTATGATTTAGATCATCAAAAAGTAATGAGAGATATAAAAGGAATGGATTTTCCTTTAGTAACCTTTAGATCAAAATCTGGTGGAGCACATCTATTCTTATTTGCAAAAGAATTTATCCCTGCATCCTTGATGCAATCCAAACTCAAAGAAATGGCAGAAGCTTTGGGCTATGCAGGCAGTGAGATTTTTCCAAAACAAACAGTTATTCATGTTGAGAAAGGAGATACCGGCAACTTTTTAAATCTCCCATATCATGGAGGTATCAAAGGTTTAAGATATACATTCTTAGCTGGTGGTGAAGCCGCTAGTTTAGAATCATTCTATTCTATATATGATGACTGGGTACAAACAAAAGAACAGATAGAACAGATAAAAATAAAAAAAGTAGTGGAAGAAGAAGCATTTAAAAATGGTCCTCCTTGTTTAAACAGATTAGCTATTGAGGGTTTTGGTGAAGGACAGAGAAACAACGCGCTAGTTAATATAGCTATATTTTGTAAGAAAGCTTATGACGATTGGGAACACAAGGTTGGTGAATACAATCAAAAATACATGACACCACCTTTATCTTACCAAGAAGTTCAGACAGTTATTAAATCTATGAGTAGAAAAGACTACAAGTATAAATGTAAAGACCAACCTATCTGTGATGTATGTAATGCAGCAAAATGTCGTACTAAAAAATTTGGTGTGGGTTATGAAGAAGAACAGATGCCAGAACTAGGAACGTTATCAAAAATCTGTTCTATTCCATCCCAATATTTTTTAGATGTAGATGGTAAGAGAGTAGAATTAACTAAGGAGCAACTACATAACGCAAATCTATTTGCAATCGAGGTTATGGATAAAGCAGGAGTGGTGATTGGTACAATACCTAAGGGACCAGACTGGAGAGAGATATATCTTAAACCATTAATGGCTGGAGTACAGGAGATTGAACCATTAAAATCTTTAGATCCTAAAGAAGTATTAGTTCATTTGTTAGAGCAGTTTACAGTTAACAGACACCAAGCTAGAACTAGAGACGACATTTTACGTAAAACAGCGTGGACTGAAGATGGTTTTTGTTATTTTAGGATGGATGACTTCTTTAATTTTTGTAAAAGAAATAACTGGGAGTTAGATAGAACCAAGACTGGGAATTTACTTAAAGGTTTAGAATTATTTGAAAAAGAAACACGACTAAAGGTCAAAGATCAAAACCCACACTTAATAAAAATTAAAGCTATTAAAAAAACTGATCCAACTATCAGTGAAGTAAAATATCAGGAGACACCTTTTTAATGGTGAAGCAGTTGGATCTTTGGCCAGAAGAAATAAAGGTAAGGGATACTGATAGAGTTGATCTTTCAACACTTAAAGATTTAAAAATTAAAAATTTCCAGAATACAAAAAACTGGAACTTTAAAGACATTCCTAAAGAAAAATATTTTATATATAAAACGGGAGGTACAAATCCATTTCTTAAAGAGGAGGGTACTATTTTTCCTTACCTTATAAATACACAAACTATTAATCATAAAAACGGTGGTCTTATATCTCCTAGTTTAACTAGACCAATTAAATATCCTCGTTGGAATTTAAGTTTTACACTTAATGGAGAAAAAAGAAACTTTTTAGTGACTTGTCATTCTCTTGCTGCAACAGCATTTATTGAACAAGGACACCCTAGTCAAACTTATGTGAGTCATTGTAATGAGGGACAAGTAGAAGATCATTATTTATGGTATAATATACCTAACTTAAAGTGGGCAACCCCAAGTCAAAATAATTTGGAAAGGTTTAGAAGAAGCGAGGGTGGTTTAGTTGATGGGCAGGATTCATTTTTATGAAAACAATAATATTAGGACCACCCGGCACAGGAAAAACTACAACCCTATTAAATTTAGTAGAAGATTTTTTACGTGCGGGCACTAATATTAAAAAGATAGGTTATTTTTCTTTCACTAGAAAAGCTGCATACGAAGCAGAGTCAAGAGCAGAAGAGAAATTTAAAATAGATAAAAACGACATACCTTTTTTTAGAACTCTACACTCATTAGCGTTCAGGACATTAGGTGTAAAGAAAGAACAGATGATGAAGCAAGGAGACTATAAAGATTTTGGTTTGAAATGTGGAATACCTATAAAAACTGCATGGTATAAGGAAGACGATGGTGTTTTCTATTCTGACAATGAATACTTACAATTAATTAATAAAGCTAGAGTAAAAGAGGTTGATGTATTAGATGAATATGACAACAATGAACATCTTCTAGACATCGAACGAGACATATTATACCTTTTAGATCAAGAGTTTAAAAAATATAAAAAAGAAAAAGGACTTGTAGATTATGATGACATGCTGGAAAGATTTATTGAACAAGATGTATCACCGTCTTTTGACGTATTATTTATTGACGAGGCACAGGACCTCTCACCTTTGCAATGGAGAATGGTTAAAACTATTTGGAAGAAAGCAAATAAAACATATATTGCGGGAGATGATGATCAGGCTATATTTAGGTGGGCTGGTGCTGACGTTGATTCTTTTATCGCGCTTAAAGAAGAAGTAGATCACATCGATACATTGAAACAATCATACAGAATTCCTGGTGGGCCTATTCATGAGTTATCTCAAAAAATAATAAATAATGTAACAAACAGATACGAAAAAACATATTTACCAAGACAAGAACTAGGAGACTTAACTAGATACTCTGATCTCACACAAGTAGACATGTCACAGGGTGAATGGTTAGTATTATCTTCAGCAAATTATTTTTTAGACGATATAAAAGATTTGTGTGAGTTACAAGGATGGTACTATTCACATAAGCATAAAAATTCTATTAGATTAGATTTACTTTTAGCTATTCAGACTTGGGAAAAATGGAGAACAGTTAAACACAATATATTGAATACTCATTCAATAAAAAATATTTATTCTTATCTTGGCGACAATGTAACTAAAGGATATAAAACAGGTAAGACAATGAGTGATGACGAGGAAGGATATTACATTGAAGAATGCCGCGCGGATCACGGATTGCAAACACAAGAGGTTTGGTTTAAAGCATTCGCTGGACTAGATTCTGATACAGAAAACTATATTAGAAATATGTTAGCTAATAATGAAAAAATTACACAAACACCAAGAATAACTTTATCAACAATACATGGGGCGAAAGGAGGGGAAGCTGATAATGTCTTATTACTTCCTGATATTACTAAGTCTGCTATGGACCACAACGATATTAATCCAGACGAATTACATAGACTTTTCTATGTTGCTGTAACACGCGCAAAGAAAGCTTTACACATTTTAGAACCAAGAAACTATGAAAGAGCGTATGTGTTATGAAGACAAATAGAAGAGGAGCTATATCAGAACAACAAGCTGTCTTATATTTATTAAAAGAAGGTTTAGATGTTTTTAAAAGCTGTCAAGACACAGGGGCTGTAGACCTTATGACATTTGATCCTGAAACTGGAGAAGCTAGGCTTTGGGAAGTTAAGACAGAGAACTACAGATTGAGTGGACCAAGAAAAGGGGACCCAATAGGCAGAACAAGAAGAGATATAAGATTTACAAAAATAATACACATGCTTTATGTAGATAAGAACGGAGAGATAAGGAAAGGAACTAGAAAATGAAAAAGAAACACGATCCAGTAAATTTCCCTTCTCATTATAACAAGGGTGGTGTTCAATGTATTGATGCTATTGAATCATGTCAAGGCGCTGGATTTAGATACTACTTACAGGGCTCAGCTATTAAATATATTTGGCGCCACGAGCATAAGAAAAAACCAATTGAAGATTTAGATAAAGCCATCTGGTTTTTAAATAAACTAAAGGAGCAATATAAATGAGACCATTACAAACACCAATGTTCACACCGGAAACAGAATGGGTTCCACCAGTTAACTTACCTGACTTAAGTCAGCATAAAGAAATAGCAATAGATTTAGAAACCAGAGATCCTAATTTAATTAAAATGGGATCAGGTTCTATCAGAGGAGACGGAGAAATTGTAGGTATTGCTGTTGCTGTTGAAGGATGGTCAGGTTATTTTCCGATCAACCACGAGGGTGGTGGGAACATGGACCGGGCAGTAGTATTAGATTGGTTTGAAGAAGTTTTAAACACAACGGCTACTAAAATATTTCATAATGCCATGTATGATGTCTCCTGGATCCGTTCACTAGGTTTCTATATTAATGGTGGCATCATTGATACTATGATTGCAGCATCACTAGTTAATGAAAATAGGTTCCGTTACACACTTGATTCAGTTGCAAAAGATTATGTAGGCACAGGTAAACATGAAAGATTATTACAAGAAGCTGCAAAAGATTGGGGTGTTGATCCTAAAGCAGAGATGTGGAGGCTACCTGCACCATTTGTAGGTGAGTACGCAGAAAAAGATGCAGAGATAACTTTAAAGTTATGGGCTGCCATGCAACACGAAATTTCTAAACAAGATTTGTGGGACGTGTTTAATTTAGAAACTAATTTATTTCCATGTCTAGTTGATATGAAATTTAAAGGTGTACGTGTTGATATAGATGTAGCTAACTCACTTAAAGAACAACTAACTAAAACAGAAAAAAAACTACACCAAGATATAAATAAACTAGTTGGTTTTGATTTAGAAATCTGGGCCGCAGCATCTATTGCTAAAGCATTTGATCATTTAAAAATGCCATATGATAGAACTGAAAAAGGTTCACCATCTTTTACCAAGAATTTTTTAGCTACTCATCCAGCAGAACTTCCAAAGTTAATCAATAGCGCACGAGAAATTAATAAAGCTAACACTACCTTTATTGAAACAATACTTAAGCACGAACACCGAGGCAGGATCCACGCTGATATAAATCAGATTAGATCTGATCAAGGTGGTACTGTTACTGGACGATTCAGTTATAGTAACCCTAACCTCCAACAAATTCCAGCACGGCACAAGGAGCTCGGACCGCTGATTAGATCCATATTTATTCCAGAAGAAGGATGTAAGTGGGGATGCTTTGATTACAATCAACAGGAACCAAGAATCTTAGTACACTTTGCATCACTGATGAGACTAGAAGGAACATCTACTATTGTTGATGCTTATAAAGATGACAGCGCAGACTTTCATGAAATGATAGCAGAGATGGCTGGCATTGAACGTAAGCAGGCAAAGACTATTAACTTAGGAATTATGTATGGCATGGGTAAAAATAAACTCATGGCTGAGCTAGGATTACTTAAAGACTCAGCAGAAAAACTTTTAAAAAATTATCACATGAAAGCACCGTTCGTTAAAATGTTATCAGAAGCCGTGAGCAGACGCGCCGATGATAGTGGAAAAATTAGAACGATA